CATGTGTCGTCCGGGTGTTTAACCCACCGAGCCGCGCAAACGACGCAGTAATGCGTTGGAGCCTGCGTCACTTCGACCGGCTTAGGTGTTTCCGTCATGGTTAAAAGTCCTGCTCTTCGACGCGCTCGCCGATCAGCAACTTGCCGCGTTTCGACTTGGCGTGATGGTAAACCTTGAGCGAACCGTCCGCGAAAAGCTCGGCTATCTCGGGCGTGAAGGGCATCTGCGCCTCGAAAGCCCGGCCACGATTATAGACGAGCGCCATCGGGCGTTTCGGGTCGCCCATGATTGGGCGCTGGATTTTGACGATCACCCCCGCCTCCCAGCGAATAGGCGCTGCCACACCGAGGCGCGCGGTTGCTGGTCATGCCGCTGCATCCAGACGTGCATCGGTGGAACGTGCTGCTGGGGGATTGGCGGTTGTGCCGTGCTGTGGTCGTGCATCAATTCCTCCTCATCAAAAGCGCCACCGCCAGCACGGCAGCGGCGACAAGCGCCCTGCCTCACCGGCGCGGCGTCGGCTCGTAGAGCGGGGCCTGGATGGATTCGGCTGCGTTGAGCATCACTTGTCCAACTCAGCCTTCTTCGCAGTCATCGCCGCCTCGACCTGGTCGGCCAACTCCTTCGGCATCTGGACCGCGACCGTGCGGTAATCGTCGGCGATGGCGTCAAGGTAGCTGGTGCGCTTGGCGTTGCGGATGCTGCCGAGGAATTCGTCAGCCTTGGCGCGCCAGTCGGCGGTGGCGCCGGGTTCGGCGGAGTGCTGATCGGCGAGCGGTTCCAGGCCGAAGGCGTCGCGGGTGTCGTCGGCGAATGGATCTTCATCGTCGTCGTCCGCGTCATCGTCGGGATCGGCGAACGTGGCCTTGCGGGCATTGATCGCGGCCTCGCATTCGGCGTGAAGCTGGGGGCGGCTGTCCTTCAACTCGCCGAGCAGCTTTGCCTTGCCGGCGACGAACGCATCGAGCTTAGCCGCATCGGGCGCGCGGTTGACGTTGCCGATGAACTTGTCGGCCCACTCGCGTTCTTTGTCTGTGCCGGTCTGCTCCGGCGCATCGGTGAGCGGCATGACAATGTGCGGCTTGCGCTGGCCTTTCGTCGCGGTGAGTTGCATCTGCATCTTGCCGTCGATGTGGCTCAGATGGCTGATGCGAATGCCGCCGACTTCCATCCCGGCCCATTTGACCGTCGGATCGCGGTAAAGCGTCAATCGGCGCCCGACGTAGGTTTTTGCATCCGGCCCCCATGCCTGGACCAGCACGCGGCTCATCGACTTGCATGGGCGATAGGCGAGCTCGGTTTCCTCGAGCATGATGCTTACCGGCTGTTCCTGGCCGCCGCGGATTTGAACCTCCCGGATCGTCACCGTCATCGGGCCGGCGATCAGGGTGTCCGCGTTGATCTGATCGCTCTTCGGGACGATCACGCTGCTCATGTCGTTCATTTCGAGGTCTCCATCTTCTCGGCAGCGGTGCGGTTGAGCGGCACATGCGGGCCGTCGCCAACGGCCATCGAAATGCCGATGCCTTTGTCGTCCATCTCGGACAGGTGCTTGCAGTAATCGTCGGTCGCGCGCTTGAGCGATGCCGACCCAAGCGGCGTGCCGTTGAGCATGCCCAGCGCAGCCTTGTAGGTATCGAGGATCGCTTCCATCTCCGCCCGGTCATCCGGCTTCATTTTCCGTAAGCGGACGATCTGGCGCATGATCTTGCTGTCGTAACCGACCGCCTTCGCCTCGGCGTAAGTGTCGCGGATATCGTCGGCGATGCCCTTCTTTTCTTCCTCGAGACGCTCGACGCGCTCGATCAAAAGGCGAAGGCGGTCATCGCCGCTATTGTGGCCGGCTTGGGTCATACAAACATCTCCTGTTCAATCCTGCGTTCGGTGGGGATCAGCCGCGCGTTCGATTCCAGCGCGGCGCGGTAGTCGGCGATAATCTCGGCGATCCGGGCCTCGGCTTTCGCGGCGGCTTCAAGGATTGCGTCCTGCATCTTGGGATCGCCGACGACGCGCATCGGGATCATCGGCAGACCGCCGGAATAGCTGATCAGGTCGATCCATTTGCGCTCGGTGACGAGCATCCCGGTTTGCACCTGAAGGGCGAAATCGTCAGGAACGGCACCGTCGACGTAGTGCTCGACAATCGCCTGCACCTGGAACTTCTGGCGGCGCGATTTGCACTCGATCAGGCCGGACTCGCCGACGATGCCATCGGGAGAATAGCCGAGCGTGAAGCCCCACTTGTCGTTCGTGACGAACCCGACTTCCTCGACTGGCGCGAAGTGCTTCGAGTAAAGGCCGCGGGCAAGGATTTCGTCCTCCCAGCCGCGCAGCATGTTGTCGCCAACATAGCTCGGCTCGACGTATCCGCTGATGCGCTGGGCCGCGAGTTCCCAGAGATGCTGGCGCGCCTTGTCGTTCGCCGCCTGCTTGAGCGTCGGCGTCAGGATCAGCTTGATCTCGCTGGCCGTGAGAAGGCCGCAGCGGGCGGCGTGCCAAGCCTCGCTGCCTTGAACGAGATCGCGATGGTAGGTGATTGTCACCGCCCCACCCCCGGGTTTGCCAGCGCAGGAGCCTCGGGCTGCGGTGGCAGGGACGGGTGCGCCGAGGCGCCGGGAGTTGCGATCCACGCCATCGCCAGCGCGCCGAACACCAGCGCCATCGCCAGCGCATTGCCGGCGAGAGGGCGCAGGAGGCCGAGAGCGCGGGCTTCGCGGATGAGGTTGCGGAGGGGGCGCATCAGCCTTGCTCCACCAGCGTCACGTCGCGGCCGGCGATCTCGGCAGCCGTCGTCTCGCGAGTGACACGGAACGGAGGCTTCGGTTCGAACGCGAGCATCGGCATTGAGCAAATCAGGTAAGGGTAGATGCGCCGTTCGCTGACCACCTCACCCCGGCCGTTGCGCCGCCAACGCGCCTTGCTCTCCTGTTTGTAGCCGTAGACGTGCAGCCCCTTCTCGCCCCGCCCGGCATCCTCGCGCAGGATCAAAACAACCAGTTCGCCAGCTTTGAAAATCGCGCCCGGCGTCAGCCGTTCGGCGATTTCCTCGAACGTCTCGGCGGTGGCGAGCCAATCAGCATCGACCGGGACATTGTTGCGCCATGCCTTGAACGTCACGGCGCGCTGCAAGCTCTCGACCGCGGCGGCGAACTGCGTTTTGGTCCGATAGATCGAGGGGGTTGTCATTGGGTTTCACCTTTGGCGCGAGCTATGGCGGCGCGGGCAATCTTGCGCAGCTTGCGGACATGCTGGACGGCCCACTCGTATTCATCGAGCGAACTGGCGGCGGGTTGGTCCGGCAAGTGCCCTTCGCTGATCGCTTCCAGCGCTTCCAACAGCTCCGGTGCGGCGGCGATCAGGCGGGCGTTGGCATCCAATTCAACATCGCTTGTCCGCTCACCATGCTCGACAACCCGTCGAACCTGAAAGCCCCCCTGCACACGGCAGGAAAAGCGATTGGATTTTTCGCTTTCATCCAGAGCGTAGACCGTGCGCTCCTGTAGAAGCCAAGGCCCCGGCGTATGCACAGCCCCGCTCATGAGAATTGCTCCTGCTGGCGCGCCTTGGCGGCAGCTTCACGCAGACTGGCGACAACTTCGGCTTGAGTGCGTCCGGGAGCGTCGTTCCATTGCTGGATTTCGGCATCCAGATGGGCCTGAACCGCTTGGACCGCCTGATTGGCGACGGGCGTCCAGTCGCGGCCGGATGCTTCGTAGATGGCGCCCCATGCGCACCAGCAGACCGCTGGCCCAATCGGGTCCTCTTCGCCGTTGGCGCCGAGCGCCCATTCGTGCTGGGTCCAAGCCCCTTCTGGCTCGATCAGATCGGCCGCGCGTTCCAGAACGTCAGCGATGCTCATCACCAGCCTCCCGGATGATCGGGATGGCGAGCCGAAGCGTCGAACTCGAACCGACGGCCTGAGGGTTCCTCCGGAAGCTCGGACTTGAGGTTGTCCCTCGCTGTCAGTGCATCTCCGTCATCCCAGAGCTGGATAGCTGCATCACACAGGGCTATTTCAGCCTGTATGGCAGAGGTTGAATACTTGCCGCCGGACTTGGTCAGGGCAGCGAGAAGGTTGCCCGATGCTTCGTGCATGGCCTTGGCCCGCGCGATGTTAGTCGCGTACCTGTCCGGCTTTAGGGCGGCGGGCGCGTTCATGCCGCCACCGCCTTCGCGCGCCATGCTTCGATGCTGGCGGGCTCATGGGCGACGACTGCGCCGCGAGTTACGGCTAGGGGAATTTTTCCCTTGGCGTTCCAGCGGTCGAACTCGAACTGCGTAAAGCAGCCGAAGCGCTTGTTGCCGAGGCGCCATTCGTAAACTGGGACCGTTGCCATGAGCCATCTCCAACGTGCTGTGTCGTTGGGAGGGGTTGTAACAGTCTGTGGGCCTAGGTCAACACAAATTGTGACAGATGCTGAAAATAATTGTGGGCGCGGCAAAGCGCCCCGCGACCCGCAGGGTGTGACTGATTGGTTATGCTAGGCTATTCGTCGGCGGTGCCGGTTTTCTCGGTTGCCCAATCTTCGGCGATCTTGGCCAGACGGCGCAACTCGTCCTTGTCGAGCTTCTTGCTCCAGAAGTTGATGCGCTCGGCTTCCGCAGCGGTTTCCGGAGGAACCATGTCGGCCAGATAGCCGGTCGGTATCTCCATCGCGTCGGCGAGGCGGCGCAGCCATTTGAGCGAAAGTCCGCGCTCGCCGCTCTCAAGATACTGAATCATATTGGTGCTAGTCGGCGGGACAACTTTGGCGGCAAGCTGCTCCTGGCTGAGCCGACAATGAAGCCGCCATGCCCGCAGATTGTTCGGGCCGCCGTTCTTATCGTCCGAATCCATGCCCACAGATTGGCACGGTGGGCTTTCTGCCGCCACGCACAGGGTGTGGGCATTGAGCGCTTGCAATGACCCACAGACTGTGACAGGGTGCGCAGCATGTCCCGCGAACTCATTGTAGCCCTCGGTGGCGCGAAAGCGGTCGCTGATCGCCTCAACACAACTCATGGCGCTGTCCGCAACTGGATGCTCGATGGGCGAGCAATCCCGTGGAAATACCGCCCGGCGATTGCCCGCATAGCCGCCGAACGCGCGGTGCAGCTTCCCGAGACGTTTTGGGAAGGGATCGCGGCCTAATGGCTCCGCTCGCCAATCCTGACCACCTTCCGCTTGGCTCGTTCGACGCGCTCATATTCGTTGAGCGCGCGAATTTCCCGCTCGAGGAATTTCCGCCACAGGGATCGTTCGCACCGGAAGCCGAAAGTCTCCTCGCCCGATCTGGCGATAACGACAACCCCGTTCGGTCTGATCGTAACTTCGGCAAGCTCCTCCACGAAAGCAATTGGATTGGACATTCTGCGACTCCCGAATCTTCAACCGGGGAGTCTGCACTAACCCAAATTAAGCGCAACGAATTCCTATCGTTAACGGCGGTGTCGGCATGATCTACCTTCGCCCCAGCCCATACTTCACCCGCCGCGCCCCGACCTACGAGCGCGCGCTGCTGACACGGCACATCGGCCACTTCGTCGGCGTGCTGGCCGGGGCGAACGACC